AAAAGGAAACGAAGATTCAATTAACAGACTTAAAAATAAAAAAGATCCACCAGAAGAATTAGCAGGTGGTGGTGTTGCAGGATTACTGGGGGAGAGAACGGGGTATGTTAAAGGACTTAAAGTACAAGGATCAGGAAACATATCTGGTAAGAATCAAATACAAGGTGCGCCAGAAGGTATTACTTCAAATAAATCTTTTATAAATCTTATTGCAAATTTAGATATTCCAATATCAGAAAAAATTAGTCTTCTAGGCGATGTTCAATACAGTAAGTTTAGAAATAAAATAGAAAAAGGAGATAAAGAACTTTTTATTGAAGATCCAGCAAGTTATATAAATAAAAAAATTGGAATAGGTATTAACCAAGGCAATCAAGGTTTTAGTGGTTCTGCTAAATATGATGTTGATAGCGGAGAACCAGAATTAAACATATTGTTTAAAAAATCTTTTGCACAAGGTGGACCAGCAAGACAAAACTTTGCCATGGGCAAACGTGCATTTTTAAAATTTCTAGGTGCAGGTGCTGCAGGAATCGCGGGACTTAAAACAGGACTCCTGGGTTTAGGTAAAAAAGAAGTAGCTAAAGAAGTTGTAAAAGAAGCAGCGACCGGTGGACCTCCTCCACATTTTTTTAAACTAGTAGCAAAAATTAAATCACTAGGTAATGATACAACTCCAAAATATGGAGCACAACCTCGAGAAAAAGTTACATCATATAAAGATTACACATTATCAGAAGAGTTGGACTCAGGTCGAACGACAATTCAAAGATCTAAACAATCGGAGGTTGACTATTATGATGAAATGTTAATGGAAGACGTTTACATGTCCCATACACCTGGAAAAGGTTTGGCCGATGAAACAACTAAAGGTAGATATATACCAGATGAGTATGTAGAAGATACTTCATATTTGAGAACTAGTGGTCCTCAAAAAGGAGATATTCTGGACACAACATCTGGTGTACCAGATGACATATTTAAAGAGGTGGGTGAAGCAGTACCAGAAGCTATTAGAAAAGGTAAAGCAGACGGTGGACGTATTGGTTATGCTGTTGGTAAAAAAGTTATCCAAGAAGGGATCCCGGGTTTATTAAAACTAGTAAAAGATAAATTTGGTAAAAAATCAATTACAACTGCAAACAAAATTCCCTTACCAAAAAAAACATTAGATAGAAATATGTTTAAAGCAGCTGATGATAGATTAAATGACAAAAGACAAATGACTAATGACGAGTACCAAGACTTTGCAGATGAAATAGGTGAGAATATAGAAGCTTACGATTTTGATGGCACAGTAGGTGACGCAAAAAGAATTATAAAAGATATAAAAGATTATGAAGCAGAAATGTTTGCACAATATAAAATGGGTAAACTAGATCCTGTAGCAGGTGATAAATCTCCAGCTAGAAAAAGATTCTTAGAACAAAAACTTGAAGAGATGGAGATGAGTGGAGATAAAAGATTAATGAGTGTAGATGAAATAGAAGAACTAGCTACATTTGATTTAGGCACTGATATGGATAAAGCAATAAACAAATTTAAACAAAAAGACCTTAAACAAAAAACTGAACTTATGAACTTTGATCCTCCTAAAAATAGAAAATCAAATGCAACAGGTGGACTAGCTGCCATGCTAGGCGAGTAATGGATATATTAGACAGAATAAAACAGTTAGAAATTATCTATGGCGATGAACCAAGGCCCATGGTCCAAGAATCACGGAACATGTACGCTGATGGCCAGTTAGTACAGCCCAATATTGATGGATCACGGCCCGGGTATAGTGGTAAAGAGTCAACAACAAAACTAAGAAAATATTTATCTACTTTAGACCCAAAAACTAAAGTACAGCCAATGGCACTTTCAAAAAAATTTGATGTTGCTAGAAAACATGTTTATACAATTTTAAAAGAATATCCTAAAATAAAAACATTGGGAAAAAAAGAAGCTTTTAAACTAGTTCAAGATAAAACAAAAGCTAAAATATTAGAAACTCCAGTTGATGTTCCCACTCCTGTTTCTAAATTAAGAAAATTAGGAGGCAACACTAGAGATTACACAAGCGTGCGATGGCCTAATGATGAAGTAAAAAATAACTACATAAAAGATTTTAAACAAAAAAGATCAGGAACTAAAGCAGGTAAATCCGGATTGTCTAACGAAAAATTAGCTAAAAAATATTTTGGAAAAATTAATACTTCAACAATTTCATCCGTAGAAAGAACTAATAGAGTTTTACAACAAGAATTAGACTTACAATACCAAGAAGGAGATCCCAAAGAATTTCAAATTAAAAGAAAAAAAAGATTAAAAAAAACAGCAGATTTTACTGCTGGCGGAACAGATGATTTTCCTTTTCACCACATTAGACAAATTGGAGGTGAAGTACCTTTAACTACTGATGATATTGCAGTAATTAATAAAAAAATGAATTCTAAAATAGCGCCTTATAATAAACCTTTAAATGCAATAGCGGATGCTATTTCAGACAATATAACATACTCATTTGAAGCTATGCAATCAAAACAAGAAGGCAAGGCTTTAGATTATTTAAAACGTGTTGATGAACTAAACAATAATGCAGAATCAATTGTAAAAAAAGCTGTTAAAGATTTACCAAAAGAATATAAAAATTTAATTGGTTTTAATAAATTTTATGCAAGAACAGATGAGTATGGTTTCCCTTTAGATGATAAAGTTAGGGTTGAAAAAATTGGTGGAACTAAAACAACAACCGGAGCAATACCTTTAAATGATTTAACTAAAGATCAAGCATCTATATTAAGAAAACAAATTAAAACAGATGCAACAGCTGGAAAAAATATAAATCAAAAACAAATATTATCTCAATTAGAAAAACTAGGTTGTGGTAAATCTGCTGGTGGTAGAATTATGTTTGGAGAAGGTACTTCATGTGCAATTAAAGGTAAAAAAATATTAGCAGAGGGTTTAAAAATTGGATTTAAAAAAGGAGAGCAGGCTATGTTAGCAACTGCTATATTAAAAGCTGGTAAAAGTTTAAAAGACATAACTTCACTAAGAGCATTGATAGGACCAGCAGCGGTAGGTTTTATTGCAGCAGAACAAGCAGCATATGTTGGGTATGATGTGTTATCAAAAGGTAAATCATTTAAGGAAGCAATCGGTGATAGTGCATTTAATTATTTATTAGGTGATAAAACTAAAGTTAATGAAAAAAAAGAGAGAAACAAAAGAATGATTGAAGAAGGTATGACCTCGGAACAGATGGGTAAAATAGGAAATCTTGAATCACAATCTGACAGAATTATTTATGGAAATAGCCTGTTAAATAAAATTAAAGATGCTAAACAAGGTCAATTAGATGAAATGTCAAATGATCCTAGTATAGATTATCTTCCAAACAGAACTGATGAATTTAAAAAACAAGAAGATGATGCTAGAACAAATTTAAGAGAGTTTTATAGAGGTGATACAAATTTTACAGCAGATCAAGAAGGAGCGCAAAAAGCATTGGCAGAAGGATTAAGAAGAAATGAACTTGCACAACTAAGATCTGTAGATAATATTTTTCAAAGTAGAAAAGGTGATTTTAACAGAAATGCAAGAATAAGTGATTTAATGTTAGAAAAAAAAAGAGAAGCAATGCAAAACCCTGACGTATTAAATTACATGGGCCAGTATCCAACAACACTTGGATTTGCAGGCGGCGGTATAGCAGGATTATCGGGTAGAGATAAATCAGGACCAGCGCCGACAGGCGGTCCTCTTTCTCAAGGCTTGTTTTCTTTAAGAAATAATGGTAAGAAACGATAACGGAGAATAAATGGCAGATATAGATAAAGGACTCCCGAACACTCGTACTGAATTAGAAGTTCCTGGGCAGGAGCAAGAAGTCGATGTTACGGAACAAACAGAGCAACAACCCGTAGAAGTAACACCAGAAGAAGATGGTGGTGCAACTATTAATTTTGATCCGGGTGCCGTGAACCAATTAGGTTCTGAATCACATTTCGATAACCTTGCAGATATATTACCGGAGACAACTCTAGATCCAATTGGATCAGACCTTAGAAGTAACTATCAAGATTATAAAGCATCAAGAAAAGATTGGGAAAGTTCTTATATCAATGGTCTTGACCTTTTAGGATTTAAATACAATAACAGAAACGAACCTTTTCAAGGAGCGTCAGGTGCAACTCACCCCGTATTAGCAGAAGCTGTAACACAGTTTCAAGCACTAGCTTACAAAGAATTATTACCATCAGATGGACCCGTTAGAACACAAATGTTAGGTGTCTCGAGTCCAGTTAAAGAGCAACAAGCTCAAAGAGTAAAAGATTTTATGAACTATCAGTTGATGGATCAAATGAAAGAGTATGAGCCAGAATTTGATCAAATGTTATTTCATTTACCTTTAGCAGGTTCAACATTTAAAAAAGTTTACTATGACGATTTATTAGGGAGAGCTGTATCTAAGTTTATCCCTGCGGATGACCTTGTTGTTCCATATACGGCTACCTCATTAGACGATGCGGAATCTGTCATTCATGTAATTAAAATTTCTGAAAACGATTTACGAAAACAACAAGTAAATGGTTTTTACACAGACGTAGAATTATCAGGACCATCTGATGTTTCAGATGCAGACAAAGTTACAGACAAAGAACGTGAGATAGAAGGTGTTTCAAAAACATCAAGAGGAGAAAAACTTTATACGTTATTAGAGTGTCATGTTAATTTAGATTTAGAAGGTTTTGAAGATGTTGGTCCGGAGGGAGAACCGACAGAAATAAAATTACCTTATGTCGTTACAATCGAAGAAGGTAGTCAAAAAGTTTTGTCGGTAAGACGAAACTTTGCGCCCAATGATCCATTAAAAACTAAGATCCAATATTTCGTCCACTTTAAATTTCTGCCAGGACTAGGATTTTATGGTTTTGGATTAATTCATATGATTGGCGGATTAAGTCGTACGGCAACGGCGGCTCTCCGTCAGTTGTTGGACGCAGGAACATTATCAAACTTACCAGCAGGATTTAAA